AATCCCATTTGGCAACGCTCGGAACTTCGAGCGTGCTCTGGCATCGTTCAAACACGGTGCCCATGCTCCTGTTGTCAGGACTATTGTTCGCAGAGCGAACAGATACATGGAGAAAGTCTCCATGGGCAGGCGTCCACCGCCTGATTTGTTACTGAGCCATGTTAGTAGGTTCAGCTCTTCCTTTCACGATTGGGTGAAAGGACACAGTATCTACGCGCCAACCGCGTGGATAGACATTCCTCCAGGACTGGAGAAGTACCAAGTTGGAGAACTTGGATTATCGGCCGTTAAGGACGATGTGCTCTGCAGGTTAATTGCAGAGGGAGAGCTTATTCCTGAGAGTAAGCTGCAAGTTGTGGTCGAACACAACTACTTGTGCCAAGCTTTGCTTGGCGCTGACTCTATCCCGAGGTTTCGGGAATTGAGAGACCAGGCTGTAAAGGCCTGGAAGAAATCTTCTGTCTTTGGACAGGAGACCTATGGGTTGATTAAAGAGATCAACCCTGATCAGACTGACTTTCGTCAGTTACGGGACATTGAAGTCCAATGGTTCGTTGATCAAGTCAACGAAAGAAAGGGCCAGTTAAAGGCTCTCTTCCGGCATGAGCCGGTGTATCTACGTGATGCAATAGATCACGTATACAAGAGCGGACCGATGTTTGTCCGCTTTTCCATGGTTCCCCGAAATAAAATTAAGGGAATGCAATTCGTGAATCAGACAAGATTCCGAGAAGACTTTGTCGCTTCTGAAACGCGACAAGGAGAAGAGGAGACCATTAAATGGGTCTCCGAAGGTATGGTTGGGGATCCTCCCCAACTAGCAGTCAATGATGATCACATCATTGTTTCTAAGGTCGGAAAGACCTCCGGCGGTGCAGTAATAGTCACCGATGACATCGCCCTATGTAAAAGGGCGAATAACAAGACAGGAAGACCTGTCTTTCGAGTACCAACCGAATGGTACTACCGGGCCGTTTACTATAACGGCACAGAGCCATGGATGGATTTCCTCCGAAAGAGGACTCACATCGAATGGACTCAATTCGAGGATACCGGTTCCCTCGAGAGTGCTGAAGAATTGCTCTTCAGCGACGGCGTTCAATTAAAAGAACGTAGAAGAATGCCCTTCAATATGAAGAAGGGCCTGGGCACGAAAGATCGTGCTCATATTGTACCATCGGAGGATTTCTCCGATGAAGCACCAGGTCACCCTGATAACTACCTCTTCGATAGAAGAGGAATAGTCTCCAAGAGGAGACAAGCTTGATTAAGTTTAAGCACCACTTACGGTTGACGATATCCCCTCGTTATCAGGGATTTCTTACTACCAAGAGTAAGTGGACTCAACTTAAATCGAGCCTACCTTGCGTGTACCGCAAGCATTATCTGTTTTTGCGAACAGAATCGTGCTACCAAATGGTAGCAGTGAAGGATGACCTTAACCACAGGGTCACCCATAAGTTCACCACGAGTGGTGAAGTAGCGGGACAATACTTTGTTCTCGTCCATCTCCTCGATCTGTCGAGGAGCACATAAGGCAAATACACACGTTTGCCTGTACCACGTCGGTATTCCGACATTATAACAAAGGCGATTTATCATCGCCTGGGCCACTGCGTGATCGCAGTAGTTTGTGGCCTGTTCCCAATCTGTGGAGAACAGGTAGATATCTTTGTCACCAAAGATGAAATTCGCACTAGGGTTCTTGTGCGACAGGCGCTTGAAGAAATTCCAAGCGTGATTGGCCGCTCCGACACCGGAGCGGGAAGATGGTATTGCTTTGATGTATTCAAGCAACACATGTGATAGAACATGCGGTAACATTGCATGTCCAAGGTGCGATACTGTTATCGCACGGTATTTTCCCAGTTCTGCAACTAGGGAAACTCTGACAGACATTACATTTCTGTCGTATACAGTCCGCCTATCGGCGAACTGATTGCATGCCCAATGAAATAGGCATTCTCCGTGTGAGTCCTCACCCGGAACAAGGATCTTCCCTGTGGGAAGACCGGTCTCGAGATTTAACTCGGGAATCTTAGGGTTACCCCTAAGTATCTGGCGGGCCTGCTCGAGCTTCCCGCCGTTTTCGGAGCTCGTAAAGAACTCCCCACTATCGCTTAGCGATATTTTTGCACGGTTTATGACCCGTGACCACCATCTCTCGGCAGACGACTCGCTGCCGAGACTCTCCACCACTTCCTGGTGGATCATATCTATACCTTCAGCGATATAGAATTTCACCCGTTCGTAAACGGTGTGATCTGGAGGTTCCGTAAGAATCTCCTTGATCTCCTTAAGGGTCTTAAGGTAGACAGAGCGGGGGGGGACCCCCGCAGCACGCGTCTGTGACATTAAAGTCACACGATACATATCGATGGGAGTTTTCCCATCGGCCATAAAGTCAGTGATGACTTTGAAAAACGAGATCTCTCGCGGGATCTCAATGGAGCGTAAATCTCCAATAGG